CTCCCTAGGACTGATTTCGAGTGTTTATGATGTCGATCCTTTCTCGACCCGAGTTCTTACTCGCGGGTTTGAATAGTTTTCCTCTATTTGATGCCATAAAACATTACATCGAAGTACAGTTCGATCTCTCCTGGATGATCGTTGTCCTCTTCGTCTTCCTTGTTCCCCTCTCGGCACCACAGGACTTCACCAAAGATGGTTCCTGGTGCTTCGGCACTTGCGTAATTAACGCACTTAAGGGGCCGCTTTAAACTTCCTGAATTGGAAGGCGGTGCATTTCCCTCTCGCGAAAACTGCGATGCCTTAGCTCCATTCTGTTTCATCCATTGATGTCCGAATGTTGCTGGAATGGTCATAAGCTCCGTATGGTAAACGGTATAGACCAAAGTTGCATGGAGACCGGGCTGATTCATACTAGCAGGTTTGAACCGCGCTCCGATACTGTTTATTTGGCAATATTGATGCCGACTTAGATAGCTAGCCATGGCGGGGCACGAGTTAGCATTAAGCACGAATCTTGCGCTCGTGCTTGTGTCTCCCTTCTTTATCACTGGCGTCCTCGCGAGAGGTACCCAGCTTTGGAAGTGTGCCTCCGACAAACTAAATGTCGGACGTGGCACTAGTTGCCGCCTAGTGCCTTGCGTAGATGTCCTAACCGAATTTCCAGCCTGATTTGAACCACGACCTCGCCTTTGTCGTCGAGAAGCCATGTTAAGCTAATAATTGTGCGTTTATAGAACTTTCTGCTAACTTTTGCGCACGCTCAACACGCGCGTCAGCTAGTCTTTTGACCTTCTGCGAAAGATCCGGAGGTAGATGTCGGAAATACCAAAACAGTTGAGCTCGGTACTCCGGATACTTGGGATCCGCAGGATTGTGACTCAAAAACCTAAAAAGAGTCTTGGAAAAGTCAACGGGGTACGCTTTCCCCCGACCAACGAACACCTGGGAGCAGAACTCAAATCCGCTCAACCCTGGACGTTTAACACACATTTTCACGGTGTGTCCGATGCTCTCCAATGCCTCCTCAAGGCCTTCAAACCAGATTTCGAAGCTATCGTCACCCATTGCTTTAATACCTAACTGCGGGAACTTGCGTTCATATTCAGCCTTGCTCAACATCGAGTAACCACATTTGTAACGAGCGGCTAAACTTCCGATGATGCGTCCTCTCGAATTTGTCGAAGACGTGTTATAATCACCAGAAAGTTGACCACCAGCCACCGTTTGGGCTAGCAACTCTCCGTCGGGCATAGCGAAAACGCTGTGTCCTACAATATAGGCATGAGCTTTTAAGAGATGCGCCAAACCACTGTCCGGTGTAACTCCCATCAGCTCGCTACGAATAACGGCGTCCAGATCCAACTCCCATTGCTGCATTGACCAGTCCCACCCGGAAATATCCGTTTCGCAGATTTCTCCACTTCTATCGAATGTCTGAGCGGTTTCCCAAATGATCGCAAGCCCGTCGTCATGCAAACCCATTCCTGGGCTTGAAGGACAGTGCTGCCACGTGTTGATCTCGGCTTTGTTTTGCCGCATGCAAAGAAGTCGCGTGACGATTTGATCAACTAAAGAAACTGAAGCGATGATACGCAACTTTCCTTGAGCTATTTTCGTCAATGAATGCGGTTCCTTCTTGATGAAGACCTTAACAGTGTCGCATAGTCCATTTCTGACTAGCTCTTCTGGTGTCATTGAGAATACTGAATCTCCATACTGCAAAATAGCGTCGATTCTTTTCGCTACTTCGGTCCATATCGTGTTGCCGTAACCGTTTAAAACCATGCCATTATCGCGACCGAGCTTGCACCAGGGATAACCTGGATGCGAGTCTTTCACAATGTTAGCCTCAACGACGATTTTGATGGTGTCGAAGACGTCTGCGGTAATCTGGGGAAACGCTGACTTGCTGCTTCCCTCGATCGCTTGACCATCTCCTCCAATTCGTAAAACGTTGCTACACGCCCTAGTCCACCAATGCGGTTGAGAAGTTCTTGGGTATAGGCCTGAGTCCACGATTTGGGCTCTGATCCATTTTTCTCCGTCTGTGCCTGGTTGCCATTTTCCGAACCCGAGACGCCTGCTGTGGTTTCTAAAACTGTGCTTGACAGCTTCGATTCCTCCTCCAGGCCATTGCCAGCCTTTGAGCGCTTCGATTTCTTCCTGTTCCTCCTGCGTCGGCTTACCGGTGTTTCCTTTGCCTCCGGGGTTGAAGATGTCGAAACGACCACATCGGCGGACGTTGTCTGTGTCGAGTTGGTCTGGGCTTGAGTTCCAGACGAAGTATTGTTGGCCCCAAGGTTGGGGCCGTTCCGAAAAACCGATTCGAGTTTCGCAAAACGCGGGACGTCCTCGAAATTCATCGGGGTTTCATCCATCCAATCAAACGTGCCAAGCGTTGCCGCATTCCAAGACCTGAAATGTTCGGTATCTACCGCAAAACTCTTGTCCGTTGAATAACCACGTCGAGGAGATTGTTGTCCCCATTGCCACGTTGCCGTTTTGTTCTCCAGTTCCTCAAACTCGTCCAGCTCGCGCATATGTCGTGCCGAGTCGTAGTCCGATGATTCCAGAGACTCAACTAAGAAGTCGAGCGACAAACCGAAATTGGTCTGTAGTCCGTCTGATCGGGAATGAATTCCCACGATGACCTCGTCCTTGTAGATCGGTGTACCCGAAAATCCGCAAAGAGTGGAACATCCATGCTCGAATCCCATAAAGGCCGCCGGTTTTCCCATGACGCCAAGCGAGCTGACGAACTTTCCTTTTACGTAACCAAAAGTCGTAATGGCTTTTCCCTGTGATGGGGTTTTGCCAAGCTTAACCTTGCTTACACCTAACTTTGAAGCGGTGTTAGCTGGGACGACGATTGCAACGATGTCGGTAGTCGAATGCAAGCCAATTTCAGCGCCAGCGAGAAGTTCCACATGCTTTTGAAGCGTGTCGATTCCAGCGGACAGTATCATTCCTCGTTTGCACAAAATTGCCACGTGAGCAGCGGTAACCAAGTGCAGTTTTCCTCCGAAAATCGCAAGAAAACCCATGCCTTTCGCCTGACCTATGTTGTCTCGAACGACGACCAAGCCTTTCGGCCATTTGTCACTCTCAATAAACTCAGACCCATTCTGCTTAGCTTCGTAAAGCGTTTGCTTCCTGAGGAGTACGAGAATTTCGTCCAATCGATCCATCAACGTGACCTTGACCACTTTCCCAGAAGGAAGTTCCACGTTAGTAACAAGGAGACCATTCCACCAATCGCTGATGTACTGAGGCCTCGACCTGCACCATGAAACCCATTCAGAGATCCATGAGGTCGTCTTCACGAACCCGGCATACGATGCGCGAATAGGCCAGGTCAAACCTCGCCAAATCTTGCGACTCATATATCGTACCGGGGCCAGAAGCGTCCACACGACGGTCATCGTCCACGATGGGAACGACAATACCAAACAACACATTGCAAGCAATGCGAGTCTTCCTTTGATATCCAAAGAATTGATTAAAGTGGTCATTGCTGACCAACAGTTGTCTCCGATGTAGACCATTGTATCGCTCCACGAAGCGACTCCACTCATCACGGTGCAATAGTAGGAAACCCATAAATTTTGTGCCGTGCCGGAGTACGCGCCAGACCCTGACAAACCCAGGGTAGTTGTTACAAAGGGGCTTGTTCGGCCGCATTGCGACCGAATCTCCCTGAACAACCCAACCATGGGTTCGACGCTGGGCCACAGACATGTGCTCACCGCACACACGAACAGGAATATCCTTCCAATCAGCGCCAGTGAATCCATTGAGCA